AGAAGAAATAATGCAAGAATTAGTAATTTTGAAAAATAAAGAAGCTGTGACTACGAGCTTACAAGTTGCAGAAAGCTTCGATAAAAAGCACAGACATGTTTTGACGGCTATTGATGAACTAAAAGAGGGGGTTGCCGAAAATTGGGCAGACCTATTTTGGGAAGATACTTATGTTCATCCTCAAAATAAACAATCATACCGAATTATTTATATGAATAGAGACGGCTTCTCTCTATTAGCAATGGGCTTCACTGGTAAGAAAGCTTTAAGTTTTAAACTTCAATATATTGAGGCCTTCAACAAGATGGAAAAAGAATTAAAAGACCAATTGCCATCAATTCCAGCAACTAAACGAGAAATGGCATTACTTGCTCTAGCTGCAAACGAAGAAACGAATGAAAGAGTAGACGCTATCGAGTCTGATTTAAACGATTTGAAGAACAATCAACTTCTAGCTGAACCAGATTACCGAACAATTTCTAATATGGTTCGCAACAAAATTAGAGTTATTTGTAATCAGCAGCATTTAAATAGCAAAGCAAAAGCAGAATTGTTTAAAGACTTGAATGGCGGAATTAAGCGAATCACTGGAGCAGTAGCTAGAAATCGTATCAAGGCAAAACAGTTCGATGATGTTATCGATTTTATTAACAATTGGATGCCTTCTACAGCGACGATGACAATTATTAAGCAAATGGAGTTGTTAGAGGATGAATAGAGCTGAAGCGCTAAAAATAGGCGTAATAATTGCTAATCGCTGGTGGAGACACAATAAACCAAACATCCTAAGCCAACAACATATTGATAAGCAAAAAGCATGGCAACAAATAAAAAAGTGACTCAGCCGACCAAAGCAATGAGTCACAAAGAAAATACATCTAAGGAGATGTTACCACATGAAAAAAGAACTTTCCACTCTAGATCAATATTTGACTGATCCTAGTTGGGGCAAATCGAATATCAAGGAAACAAGCAATCGAAAAATCAGACGTAATCTTTTGACGGATGAAGAACTAGCATGTGATCAAGACGATTTGGGAAATTTTGTGAGTATTTGGGATCATGTCTATCTTATCCATTTATCGAGGAAGTCCAAAAAAACTGAATATATCTATGTCATCGAAGATGGCTTGATTGATGCGCTAGAAGAGTATGACAGAGATAACTTGATTGATATCTCTTATTACGGATCAGGTAAGAAATACATTGCTGAAATGGAGGCAGAATTTGATGAGTGAAAAGGAACAACCTTTGAAAAATAGAAGTGATAATACGCTTTTTAATACCTTATACAAAATAAATGTGAAAGATGTTACTGAAAAACGAAATAACCTCACTTATCTTTCGTGGGCATGGGCTTGGGCAGAAGTTAGCAAAGTGTGTGAGGCAGTAGATTATGAAATCTATCATGATCCAGAAACATATCTGCCGTATGTCTTTGATAAGAAAACAGGCTATATGGTTTTTACCAGTATCACAGTCAACGGAGTAAAGCGTGACATGTGGTTACCAGTCATGGATGGTGCAAACAAGGCAATGAAAGATGAGCCATATACCTACGAAGTCAATGATTATCAGTGGAATAACGAAACGAAGAAAAAAGAGATTGTTGGAAAAATCGAAAAGCGAGTTGAAGCAGCAACTATGTTTGATATCAACAAAACGATCATGCGCTGTCTTGTAAAAAATCTAGCGATGTTTGGGCTAGGGCTATATATATTTGCTGGCGAAGATATGCCAGAAGATGTCTCGATGCTTGAACCAGCTACTCAAAGAAGCAAAAAGCTATTCTTGGATGCTTTACAACTGGTTGCTAACAAGTACGAAAAATCAATTGATGAAGCAATTGTTGCATTGACTGATGCGGCTTCTATAACCGCTGATGACAGTAAATGGACCAAGAGAGACTTGGGCATTCTAAAACGAGGCGTTAACTGGATTGAAGATCAGTACAGAGAAGAAACAAAAGAGAAGTGATATGAGTGTTTAAACCATTGATCGATTCATATTCAGCGGTTCTGAAAAAGTTCAAAGGAAAAGACATAGGTGCAACGATCAATGAAGAAGTGAACATTGATCGACTAAAGACGATGTATGACGGATATGATGGCGATCGGATTATTGAAGTTCGATTTATTGATCCACGTCGATTTACTGTGCAGCAACGAAACTTCATCTATGCGCTGATAGGCGATATTTTCATCGATACAGGCATGCCAACGGACTTCTGGAAGGAATTCTTTTACTTCCGTTTTGAAGGCGTCACAGGGCGCAAAATAAGCCTCAAAGACGAATCGAATACAACTGTGAGTGATGCTAATGTCTTAGCAAATATCATCTTAGATTTCATCTTTGAACATCATATTCCTTTCAAAGAAGGCTATGAGATTTTACCAGCGAATCAAGAATATTACTTCTACAAATGCATCACAAAAAGAGTCTGCTGCATCTGTGGCAAAACAGGAGCTGACATCGATCACTTTGACAAAGCGCTAGGAAGACGAAAGCGCAAAGAAGTTGATCATTCAGAGTACACATTTGCAGCACTCTGCAGGATTCATCACACGGAGAAACACAATATAGGTGTGATCAATTTCAAAAATAAATATCAAATCAAAGGGATCAAGTTAAACCAGGAAACAATTAAGAAACTTAGAATAGGAGGGTAAAAAATATTGTCTGACAACAAACGCTACTACTATTTAAAACTAAAAGAGAATTTTTTCGATAGTGACGAGATGGTTCTCTTAGAAAGTATGCCAGATGGCTATATTTATTCTAATATTCTTCTCAAACTTTATTTAAGAAGTCTAAAACACGAAGGTAAGTTGATGTTTAATGACAGGATTCCATTTAACTCTACAATGCTCGCAACTATTACAAGACATTCTGTAGGAGTCGTAGAAAAAGCGGTACAAATTTTCCGTGATTTGCAGCTTATTGACGTATTAGATAACGGAGCAATTTATATGTCTGATATACAAAGTTTCATTGGAAAATCCTCAACTGAAGCAGATAGAAAAAGAGAATACAGAAAGAAAATAGAAGAGGCAAAACGGAATTTAATAACTGGAGGACAAGTGTCGGACAAATGTCCAGACAAAACTACACCAGAGTTAGAGATAGAGATAGAGAAAGATATAGATATAGATAAAGAAGAAAAGAAAGGTAAGTATTCTGACGAACACTTACGCCTTGCTAAAAAATTGCAAAGTAATTTAACTGAAGATTTTCCAAAAGAAATGAACAAAGTAGATATCGAAAAATGGGCAGACACAATCAGGTTGATGGAAGAAAGAGATAAAGCGTCTATAGAAGCGATTGAGTATGTGATCAATTGGCTACCTACAAATGAATTTTGGTTTGGAAATATTAGAAGTGCTAAGAAATTGAGAGAAAAATTTGAGAAGCTCAAATTCGAAATCAAAGCAGACAAGAATAATCATAAAAAGCAAAGTCAAAAACTACAGTACAGCAATCCTAGTGAATATGACGACTTGCCAATTTAAAAAGGAGATGCATCACATGGAAAGCCTAGCAAATGCTATGGAGAAACTAATAAGAAGAGTATTAGTGCAAAGCGGGAAATGTCCAGAATGTAGCGAACCTTTGTATAGTTGGCGAGCTAAAAATAAGGATGGTTCAGAACGTTGTAAACCAACATGCATGAGTTGTGGTTATAAAGCGTTACGTGTGAAAGAGGATATACAGACCGAACGGATATATAACGACAGCTTAAAAGCACGAGCGTTGAGTTTTTTTCAAAATGGTTCGGTATTAACAGATAAAACTTTGTTTAAATGCAAAATGGAGAATTATCACGTAGTGGACCAAGAAACGAAAATTGCTTTAGAAAGAGCTAAAAGCTTTGTAAATGATGTCTTACTGAACCATCCTGCACATTTCATTCTATCAGGGAAATCAGGAAGCGGAAAAAGCCACTTGTCAATGGCGACAGCTTGGGAAATACTTGAGCGCTCAAATTATGACAAGAAAATACTTTTTATAAGCTATCAAGAGTTATTAGAGCAAATAAAGTTTTCTTATAACAATGCTGAACTGAGAAAAGAAATTGAAGGATCGCTTATAGCCGATATCAAAACAACTGATTTGGTGGTTTTTGACGATATTGGAGCTGAATTAGGTAGCGGGGTATCAAATAGTAGGCAGTTTACAAACAACACGTTAAACACGCTCTTAGAAGCCAGACAGAACAAGGCAACGATCATCACAACAAACTTATCCGGTCCTGAACTAAGAGAAGCCTACGGCGAAAGAATTGTTTCTAGAATATTTAAGAATTCAGAAGGTTATGCGCTGAAATTCCAACAAACAGCAGACAAGCGCATAAAACCAGTGAAAGGTAGTATCGCATGAATAAATACCGTAATAAGAAAACTGTTCATCGAGGTATCAAGTTTGATTCTATCGCGGAAGCAGAGTATTACGATTTAGCCTTGTGGCAAGCAGAAGCGAACGGCTGGAAAGTAAAACTTCAGGAAAGATTTGAGCTGATGCCGAAATTTGAACTAGATGGAAAAAAGTATCGCAAGATCGAGTATATTCCCGACTTCACATTTTATAAAAACGGCAAACTTGTCAAAGTCGTAGATGTCAAAGGAATGCAGACAAAAGACTTTAAGATCAAGGCAAAGTTGTTCTGTCATCAATATCAAGTGCCGTTGATATTAGCTAAAAAATATCGGAATACGTTCAAGGAAGAGCGTTTTTAACGAGGTGGTCCATCATGACAACAGAAGAAGTGATTCAAATGCGTATTCGAAGCCTTCAACGTGAGATTGACGATCTGGAACGGATAAAGGCAGTGATGGTCAATGAAACGGCGAGAAAGGCAATCAATTTGCACATAGTGAATTTAAGAAGGGAAATTCGTAGATTGGAGGAATGAGCGTGGGTAAGAAAGCAGCAATGAAACGAATCATTGAACTGACACATTCTGAGAATTGGCAAGAAGACAAAGAAATAGTTGCAGAAGTCCAAAAGCTCGGTAAATCAATGTGGACTGAAAAGCCTAAACGGAAAACGCCGAGAAAAATTGCAATCTGGCATGGTGATCGAATTCTAGTAACGGGTACAGCTGAACAGTTATCTGAAATTACTGGACTGAGCAAAAACATCATCTGGGATAGAGCTAGGAGCTTATGGATTGATTCAAAGGGGCGACAGTTTAGGTATGTGGAGGAGAAATAATGGATCTCATTACACAATACAGTGATATCATCCTCAAGAAAATCATGATGAAGATTCAGAAAGATAAAAAAGCAAAAGAACGAGCGGAATTAGTTAAGTTGGAAATGGCTGAAACAGGAGCAGGAGTGCGAAGTAGCAGGCATTGGAAAGCAGCAGCAAACATTGAATTTTATTACAACGAAATTCAAAAAGGGTTCGATCAGATGCGTGAGCTGGATCGGCAAACAAATTGGAGCAAGAAACTTCATCAGGATCGTTTCAAATTTGTAGAAAAGTATAGAGAGATACTGAATGAGTATTTCGAGGAGGACTAGATGTTTAATTCAACGTTAGCGTCAATTCACTTTTTATTCTATATAACGATATTTGTAGCTATATTAATTAATGCGATAAAAAGCGGTTTTTTAACACCAATCGGCACAATTTTAACATTAGCTTCATTTGTTACAAGTTGTATTATCCAACTTAAATATATAAAGGAGAATGAATAATGGACGAACTAATCACAAAAGTAGAGCAGTGGGCTAAAGATAAGGGATTGGATCAAGCTGATTCCAGCAAGCAAATGTTAAAAACGATCGAAGAGATCGGGGAAGTTGCCGCTTCTCTAGCTAGAAAAGATGAACATGGTTTAAGAGACGGAATTGGAGATGTAGTAGTAACCTTGATTATTTTAGCTATGCAAAATGATATGGATTTGTACGAGTGTCTGAACCAAGCATACAACGAAATCAAAGGACGCACAGGAAAAATGGTAGATGGTGTATTCGTGAAGTCGAGTGATTTGGAGGACAGCAAATGATCAGCCTAACAATATTTTGGTGTGTAATTGGCGGCTTACTAGCGATGTTAGGAGCATACCTCATTTACGAGAGTGCAAAAGGCAAAAAATATACAGCAGTAGGGATTATTTTGTTTGTTGTCGGAATTTTAGTTGCGATTGGTGCAGAAATAAATCTTTATTTAAACGGTACGACAGAAGAGTTGATGTGGTTTTTATTGTGGACAAGGAGATAGGAGGACAGCGAAATGGGCGATATGGGCGAATACTGGAAAGATATTAAACCGCATCTAAAAGAACGTAGAAAACAACATGTCAGAAAGATGGGCAATTCAGCAACTAAAAATATTGAAACCTTGGGATTTGAATTTACTCATTATCCAAACAATCATCAATTTGCAATTAATACCCATAATGGAATTATTGACTACTGGGGAACTACAGGAACGTGGATTGAGCGCAAAACAAAAAAACGTGGTAAAGGGATACGTAGTTTGAGGAAATATATTAATCAGGAGGACAGCAAATGAACTATACACAACAAGAACTGACTGATTTATGTCCAAAACATGTAGCTGAGTTCATCAATAATGAAGTCCTGCCTAAATATGCAGATGGTTTAAATACAGCAGAAAACGTTACAGATTTTATGATTAATGATGCTATTGATCGTTTGATATTTTTAGAAATAGATTGTATTGCTTATTATCGTCTACACGCAGAAGTTGCTTTGATTGATCCGTATATTGCTTTAAGCCAAAATCGAAAAATACTCGTAGCCTATATTGATACCAAACAGATTTTAGAAGGCAGAGATGTCGAGATAGAGATCGATGAGGAGGAAGTGGGATGAAAGCATACACAATCAAGTTTTATGGAAATAAAACCTATGTATACATCCTAAGCGGTCTCAGACTTGATTTTAGAGGCTATTCAAAAGAAGACCTTTTAGAATCCTTATATGGTTACGGATATTTAAATGAAGATGAACTAATAAGCTTAGAGAAATTTACAAATGCTTGGACGATTGAGGAGGAAGCAGAATGAAGATTTATGTAGTAAAGTTCGGGAATAAATTTTATAGAAGTGATGAACGCTCTATAGGGGCTAACACATTATTCATTGTAGACATACTCCAAAGTGCGAGATGGTTTGATAGCCTCGAAGAAGCTAACCAAGTTTCACGACGACTTGGTGGATTAACACAAGTATATGAACTGGTCACTGTCGATCATGAGGAGGTAGAAAGATGAAATTAAAAGACGGATTTTACGCTAGTAGTCATGGTATCGGCGGTTTAATGCTAGATATGCCGACAAAGAATCCTAAAAAACGTAAGAAACCAAAATTCAAAGTCGGTGACATGGTTCGCTGCGAAGCAGAAGGGTTCATCTATCCATTTCGTGGATATGTAG